ATGCCAAATTCCTGGCTCGCTTCAAAAGAAGAAATTCAAAAAACCGTTTCCCAAAAAGCTAAACATCGGCAAATAGTTCAAGCTAAACTAGGGAAAATGCGCCGGACTGGACTGCCAAAATTATCACACCAAGAAGTCTTTGCCACAAAAGAAGCAGCCCAAAAAGCTCTTTCTGTAAAAGCAGAATACCTGCAAAGTGTTCAATCACAAATTCTAAAAATGCGCTCTAAAAATTACTCCCAATTATAGACGCATTCTTCGTCCTTTAAATAGTTATACCAAAAAACAAGCAAGAATGCCGCTAAAACCTCATCAGGTCCAAGTGAGCGGCCAAAATCAATTAATTTTTCTCGATCATCCTTAAAGTAATTTATGACTGCGATTTGCCGTGAAGCAACTAGACACTGAAGCATATCGGGAGCATTTGAGAAAATTGACTTTCCTAAATCATCCGGTGTTCGTATTATTTTAAGGATCATATTGTCTACTTCATTACAATAAAGTGATTGCAAAGTTTTACGTTGTTCAACCGTATAGAGTTCTTGGAAAAAATTATACTTTTCGCGCATGCCATCCGGAGCATACATACTAAAAGCTTCCAACATGCAGTCATAAATAGATTTTTGAGCCATCATTAATAACCACCTTTCAAGTAACTTAAACTGAAATACTTTAGTGTCTAAAATCTTATCATAACGGCAGGTGGTAAACAATGCCAAAAGGTAAATCAAAAATAGATAACGGGATGTCTAACCAACTCTCCCTTTTTGACATCGTCCGCCAGCATCAAAAGGACAAGCTCTCCTCAGCCTGTGAAGCCGGTAGTTTCGATATCGGCCAGCGCCTCCGTGAGATGCTGTCCGAAGGGCTGCGCCAATGCGATTTTGACCGTTATGAAGCCGCCGCCCGGATGAGCAGGTTGGTCGGTTGCGAAATCACCAAAAGTCAACTCGACTCCTGGACCGCCGAAAGTAAAGAGGGCTATCGTTTCCCTGCCGAATACTTGCCTGCCTTCGTCAACGTTACCGGCTACAAAGAGCCGCTCCGGGTCATGGCCGAGATGGTCCAATGTTACCTGCTGGAATCCGAGGAAGCACTTTTGGCGGAACTCGGTAAAATTGCATGTCAAAAAGAAGAACTCTCAAAAAAAGAAAAAGCCGTCCGCGAGTACTTAAAACAGATGGGACGGTAAGGAGGCGATAACGTGAAACTGCTTTGTTGCGGCATTATTAAAAAAGATATCCAAACCACTTATATTTTCCGCCCTGGCCGGGTCGACCTTGAAGTCATCCGGATCGACCGGACAAGATCAACGATGTCGGAATCCAAGGAGGGAAAAAATTGAGCAACACCGAGCTAACGTTTAACACCGAAAACTGGATTACCACTGAAGAAGCGGCAAAGTATTTAGGATTAACTCCCCGCGCGGTAAGACATAACGTTAATGAAGGCAAATATGGCGAAATCAAAGAGGAAACCGGACATGACTGCGGTCGTGGTGGTAAAATCATCCTCATCCGTCCCGAAAACCTCCCGGCTGCTGCATACCTGCGTTATTACGCCAAGCATAACCAGCCGCCCCAGGTAAAGGAACTTGGCCCCGAATGGGCCCAGGCCACCGAAAGGCAGAAACAAAAAGCCGTCGCAATCCATCAGCGCCTCATCGCCTGGCTGGATTATCGAAAAAACAATCCAAGCAGCAAAGGCGATTCAGACCGTAATTTCATCGCTGCCTGGCGGCATCTCAACCCGAAGGATCGTGTTTCCAAGGCTACCCTTTACCGGGACTTAGAAAAGTTTAAGCAAGGCGGCCTGGGCGCGCTGATACCCCAACAAGGCATCATCCTGCGCGGCCAGGAAATCATCGATCCTGAAGCCAGATTCACCTTTATCGCGCTTTGGGGTAAATTGTCCCAACCGAGCATCTCCCATTGTGTCGAGCAGTTGAAAACCTTGAAGATCCTAAAAGATAAAGACTGGACCCTGCCTTCATCCAACCGGACTTATGAGCGAATCATTGCCAATCTTGATGAAGCGACCAAAACCTTGATGCGCGAAGGCAAAACCGCCCTTAATAACAAGCATGGCGTTCATATTATCCGGGATTATGATGGATTGCAAGTGATGCAGATCTGGCAATGCGACCACCAGGAACACGACTTCTTCGTTAAAGGCCCCCACGGGGAGATCGCCAGGCCATGGCAGACGGTTTGGATGGATGCTCGCAGCCGGTACGTGGTCGGGTTTCATTGTTCCATGGGTGGCAATACCGACACCATTATAGCCGCCTATGCCGACGGCAGTCTCGACTTAGAAGGTCTAACTCCATCTCATTGGGTCATCGACAATGGCCGGGACTTTACCGGCAAACGCTTGACCAACGGCTGTAAGAAATTCCGGAAGATAAATGAGAATACCGTCAAATCCATGACCCAGCACTTGGGGATCACCGTCCATTATTGCATCCCTGAGAATCCACAAGCCAAACATATTGAACGGTGCTTCCGGACGCTCAGGGAATACTTCGATAAATATCATCCCACATATACCGGGAACGACCCCAAGAAAAGGCCGGAGACTGCTGAGGAGGCCCGTAAGGCTGGTAAGGTGATGACCTGGAATGAATATGTCCAAGCTTCCAGAGATACCTGGCTCTACTATAATACCCGCCCCCACAGCGGCGACGGAATGGATGGTAAATCGCCCAAGCAAGTTTTTTATGAAGGACTGGAAAAAATCCAAGCCCGTAAGGTAAAACCGGAATCCTTAATGTTCCTTATGTGGAGAACTTCGGAGCCGCGCATAGTGCGAGGCGGCGGTATACAAATCGACCGGGCCTTTTACCGCTCACGAGACCTTTATGAATACGAGGGTAAGAAAGTCTATGCCCGGTATAGCCCCAACTGCAAAACAGTCTATATTTTCAACGAAGACGACGTCAAACTCTGCGAAGCCGAACTCGTTTCAGAATCGGAATGGCTGAACCAGGAAAAGACCCAGGAAGGCATGGCAATAAAGTATGCCGGAAAAAAACAGGTTATGCAAAAAGTTAGTAAAATACGCACAGCCGCCGATCCGGACGCCTTAGACGATGCCCAACTCCTTGCCAACCAGACCGAAATGGCCCACCGGGAAGATGCCAAAATAATCAAAACCAGGCCCACAGTCATTGAACCGGTACGCACTCCCTTTGATAAAATCGCCAAAGAAGCGGTTGCCACTACGACCGACTATAAACAACCGCACCGAATGGCGGTGGCGGTTGGGCAAGAACGATACCGGGAAGATCCGGACGAACGGGACCGGCGTATTAGCTCCAATTTTGAAAAACTGTATCGCGTGACTCAAAAATAAACAACGGAGGTGTTTGACATGGCGAAAACCGCCCAATTATTCAACATTACGGAAGCAGTCCAACCAGATTACGAACTTTTAAGAGAACGGTTGCGGCAATATTTAGAGGCCATCGGTAAAAGTCAAAGTGAAATCGCCAAAAGCATTGGCATGACTCCTGCGGTTCTAACCGGATTTATGAAAGGCACCTATAAAGGTGATATATCCGGAGTCGCGGCCAGGCTGGAGGATTATTTGAATCTGGAGAATCAGCGAATGGCCGCTCCGAAAGAACCGGAATTTGCAATGACCAAGTTTGCTTCCCAGGTCATAGCCGTGGCCGATTACGCCAGGAGAAACAATGATATCGGATTGGTCCATGGTGACGCTGGGGTCGGCAAGACCACCGCTTTGGAATATTATGCCGCCGAACATAAGGAAGTCATTATGATTACCGCCGGTGAACATCTCGCCACCCCCAAAGCGGTCCTGGAAGAAATCCTTGATAAGCTGGGAGACAGAGAGTATGGCAGCGTGTCCCGGATGGGCAAAAACGTGATTCAAACCCTGCGAGGTTCCGGACGGCTGATAATCATTGACGAAGCAACTGAGTTAAACGAACGGGCCAAGAAACTGATGCGGACCATTCATGATCATACCAAAGTCGGGATCGTATACGCCGGGACCCATGAATTATATAAACAGATGTATGGCCGGAACGGAGTCGTTTTTGCCCAATTGCTCTCCCGGATCGGTATTCGGAGAAGCCTTAAACTCAAAGAGATCTCTAGAAAAGATATTACATTATTGTTTGAGCAAAATGGGAAATTGGAAGAAGATTGTATTGATTTTTTACTTAAAGAGGCCAAGGGTGATGGAGGTCTGCGCTACGCCAAAAAGGTCTATATGTTGGCCTCCACCTTGGCTTGTAGTGATGGTCGCGACTTGAACATTCAATACCTTAAAGATGCGACTGAAATGCTGAAAGAGGAAACGGAAACTACAGAGCAAGGCAAGAGAGGTAAGATCAGATAAAAAACGTCAGACACTTGTCTGACTAATAAAAAGGAGCGATTCGAATATGGAACACATGGCGATTGATGTAGGATTTGGAGGAACCAAGGCAGTAGCAAGCAACGGTCGAAAAGCCAGCTTTATATCAGTGGTAGGCGACTTCCACCCGGTGGCATTTGTCTCCGGGATGAATGATGCCACCTCCAATCTGGTGATTGACTATAATTCAAGAAAGAGTTTCGTCGGCGAATCCGCTTTAAAACAATCGATTCCCAGGGCTACCGTCGACACCGACCGGACTGTCACCGATGAAGGAATGACTTTACTGGCGGCGGCGATGGCGCTACTTGCCGAAGGGCCAGCCACCAATACCAATATGGTTGTCGGACTTCCCGTCCGTCACTATGAAACCTTGAAAAATCAATACCTAAAGCAAGTACATGCCATTCATGCGATAGACCTGCTTACTCCTACCGGTGGGTTGATCGAACGCAAATTTGTATCGGTTGAGCAAGCCAGGGTTCTCCCCCAGCCGTTCGGAGCCTTCTTCGATTTAATTCTGGATGACAAAGGCAAATTAACCAGCGAAAGCGAGGATCTGGCTAATGGTAAAGTAGGTATCGTGGATATCGGATACAACACCCTGGATTTAGCCCGCGCCGACCAACTGGAGTATATCAATCCCCGCTCCACATCATTCGCCGGTCAGGGGATTTTCAGCGCCTTTCAGGCTTTATCCAGTGAATTGTATCGGAGTTTCAAAGTGGAGATCCCGCCGGAGCGGATCGAGCCGATTGTCCGCAGTGGACGGATCAAAGTTGCTGGTAAGGAAACCCCTATTTTCATCCAACAAGAGACAGCTTTTAAGGAAGCCGCCGCCCAGATTATCAGCCGCATTAAATCGCTCTGGCCGGACCGGTGGGAACTGGATCGGATTCTGCTGGCCGGTGGCGGCTCCATTTTGTTGGGAAAATACCTGCAAGCGGAATTTAGTGAACAAGCGGTTATTGCCGCCGATCCCGCCTTCGCCAATGTCAATGGATATCTAAAATTTGCCCGGAGGGTTTGGAAATGACTGCGCCTCGGTATACATTCCGGGTCAATCCCAGGAGGTACCACGAGCTTTATGAACGGCTGGAATCCATAGAAGAAGGCGAATTAAGCTTTTGGATAGTGGAGGCGCTGCTTGCAAAAATGGAAATGGAAAAAGGGCTGGTTACTAATGTCACAACTCAGCCGGAACCAATTCCTAATTTAGCATCATCCCTACCAATAAATCCGACAATGGTAGAAACGGCAGTTACCTATGAGACCGCAGAAAACAGTGAGATTGAAAGCAAACTTGACCATTTAGCCCGAATATTTTAATCACCAAAAGGATGGTGAATTATGGCTATTGTGACCTTATCCAAGCCTGTAACTCAAAGAGCCAAAGAAGCAATCGGCACGAATGAAGTTGAACTTCTGGAAAACATCGGACTGGTTCTGGTGGATAGGCTGGAGTATCAACAGTTCAAACAAGATTATATTGACTTGCAACAAGCTCATCTCTTGTTAAAAGAAACCAATAAGCGGCTTCACAATGATTTAAGCATTGCAGCCGCCGAAAAGATGTTGCTGCTGGCAAGAGGCAAGAGTGGAAAAACTGGAGGTGAGTTCTCAATGATCATCTGTTATAGGAAATATCCCCGGTTAAAGGGAGGTGAAATTCTCTTTCTACTCCCCGGTAAAACAGGTTTTAAAGACCGTTTAAAAACTTTTTTAAGGAGGTTTAAGAATGACTAAAAAGCAAATGGACGGTGTCGATAATGAGAAAATCGCGGCGGTAAAAAGTTATCAAAAAAATTGTCCTCAAAAACTCCGTGATTATGTCGTAAAAACCCTTGGCTATAAAAGATGCAACGACTGGCCTTTTGAAATGCTGGCGGATGAATTTGGATATGGATATATCAGGTATTGGAATATGGAACTCGAAAAAGTTTTGTCAAATATCAAGGAGGCCCAAAATGGAGTATAACAAAAAGCTAAACAAGGCCGGTTCGCTGACCCTTCCGGCAGCCATGCGTCGGGAATTAGGTATTGATCGTGGAGATCGATTTAGAATTGTCGTGCAGGATGAAGGAACTATTGAGTTAAGAAGGATTCAAGGTGAATGCATATTTTGTAAAGATAATAACAATTTGTTAATCTACGCCGGACGCTTTGTATGCAATAGGTGCTTACAAAATATGAATGAAATTAAAGATGATAGGAGTGATGATCATGGATAAGATAACGAATGCGTTATGTATCATTAAGGTGGATGAGGCCATCGAATTGGAAAAGCAGATTAAGCAATTAAAAAAAAGGCTTGATGGCATCAAATCAGTTCTAACCAATATTGCTTATGAAGATATGGATAACAGAAGTATCAAATTCACGCAGATTTATGGCACCAATGGGCATTTTAATGTTTTGTACAAAGAAAAGTTGGAAATTGATAATTATACCAAATTGGTTGAAGTTCTTGGCGAAATTGCACATGCCAAGATTGCTCACAAAGAGGAAATCAAATACGATGTTGCCGACCGGTTTAGGGATGCGTTAATCGCTCTATACAGGCAGGAATTTAGCAATGAAACCTCGGTTGATCAGGTATTGCAAGGTCTTGGACTGGAACCGAAAGCGATTAAAACGGCGCTAAAGAAACTCAAAGGGGATTATATCAAAGACAAAAAAGTATTGGAAAGCCTTGGAGTAAAAGGCGATTGTGAAGAAGAGCTATATACGATAAGGCTTTATAAAAACTATGAACTGGTTGAACGGTTTTTTGGTGGTTTGACACCCGTGGAGATAGAATTGGTTAAAAAAGCAATCTTTGTTGAAGAAGGAATTAGCGTCGGATTTGAATATAACGAGGAAGTTCAAGAAAACGAAGGCTGAAAGGAGTGGTAAATTTGTTCTATCAAATCGCTCTAATGGATGGTTTGTTTGTGCCTGTTGACGGACAGGCTCTTGAACTGGAAATGTTAGTACCCACATTGAGAGGCTTTAAGTTTTTTATGTATCAATCCGTATCTCACGGAGTGGAAACCTGGGTGGTTTCGGAAGTCATCACCGGGGCAAAAATCGCGGAGGGTCTGACGAAACCCGAGGCCATCGGGGCGGCAGTAATCAAACTTTCCGCGAATGGCCGGAAGGTATTGGTTGAAAAAGTCAGAGGATTTACCCAAAAATATGGCCGGACAATAGACGGTCAAAAAATGACTATTCCCAATGCATCTTGATAATCATCTTCAAAGAATTTTTGACCGGGCGATGGAGTCGGCCCGGCGGGCCGGGGAGGACCGCCGAGCCGATCCGGCTCCGGAGACCAAACAGGGTATCAAACAAATTTGGCAACTTAGCATCCGGCGGCTGCCGTCCGCAAAGTATCGATTGGTAATTTTATTGGTTATGGCGGATGACAGCCTTTCATACCGTGAAGGCGAACTGGACGAAGAACAAACGATCCGGTTCTTTGAAAAAAACAGTTTGCCGCCGGGTCTTCCCCAGGCCGACAACCAGGTGGTATATATCATTGAAAATGGCAGAATGACCAAATGTGGAATGAAAGGAGCGGTGATGGATGACCTTCTCGGAAGTGATTAACCTAATTATAAAACGCCGAAAACTTGTTATCGCAGTGGATTTTGACGGAACAATCGTAAAAAACGAGTGGCCGGAAATTGGTCGGACACGATGGTTTGCTTTTCCGGTATTACGATGGATGAAGAAACGGGGTCATATTCTTATTCTTTATACATGCCGGGAAAATTTAGATTTAGATAAAGCGATCTTATTTTTAATAAGAAACAATTTAAAATATCCAGCCTTTGACTATATCAATGAAAATTGCAAGGAACTCATTAAAAAATTTGGCGATGCCCGGAAAATTGGCGCAGACCTGTATATCGATGATCTTGGAGCCGGGTTTTGGATCTGGCCAATAATACCAATGATTGTCTGGTTAAAGGAAAGAAGGCGAAATGATGGTACCCGAAACAAGAATAAAATGCGAAGCGACGCAAAGAGGTCCGGTTCATTGTGAAATATGCGATGAAGACGGACATGGAACCACGGTAAATATTCACCCGGTATTTTGTATTTGCGATGATTGCTTGATGGATTTGGATTTGAAACTGGCGGCGGAGGTGATTGGCAGTGACCAAGGATGAGTGGAAAAAAGTCAAAGATGACCTAGACTTTTTTTACAAGACAGTCTATCTGAGGGTTGATGGATATGAAGTGGCATTAATATTAGTACGTGTTTCTCAATACAAAAATGCAATCGATATATATATCAATGGATATTTCAGAGGTGAGTGGCTGACAAAAGATTGTGAGGAGCGGCGAAGATTTGTACCGTATAGGATGTGTTATCTTTATGATAAAAAATTTCGTGATAGTATGAAATCAAAACGCAAAATGGCAATCGCTAAATCAATGAATCTTGATCCTTTTATACAGTATAAAGCATATCGCTCTCATTGGCATTCATTCGCAGCGCTAAAAAAGCATCTTATCGCGAACAACAAACAAATAGAGTTAAGCAGTCAGGAGGCGCACAAAATTGCAAAAGATAGGCAACAAGCAGAAAGCAATCATACACATGGCGAAAACTCAGTTGGGGCTGGATGATGACCGTTATCAGGATGTGTTGGAATGTGTCTGCGGTGCCGGGGTCCGCTCTTCCAAAAACCTGAATTTTGACCAATATAACAAACTGATTCAACGGTTTACGAAAATGGGTTTTGAATTAAAACCAAAAGTGAACAAAGGCCACCGGCAGCCATATCATAAAGCACCTGGACCCGATCCGGACGGCCTCCCCTCCCCGGCCCACCTGAAGAAGATTAACGACCTTTATGATCAACTTGGCTGGGTTGAAAGTGAACGCCGGATTGGATTCAACCGGCGGGTTATCAAGAAACCCTGGCCTCAAAACCGGGAGGAAGCCAATAAAATAATCGAAGCTCTAAAGTCAATGGTTGCGCGGAAACAGAAAATGGGATAAAATAAGGGAGTGAATTTTATGGAAATCAAAGATTGGGCTAAGGAGGTTAAAGCCGAAGACATTCCATCCAGTTTTCAGGACATTGTATATGCCATAGGAATTGAGGCTCTTTTAAAACTATCGTTTTCAGTTGGCGGAACTACGTTATATGTTCCAAAACCGGAATTTTTCTTACACAAAGCCAAAGAACGTCTTATCATTGATGAATATAACAAAGGATCAACAATCAAGGAACTGGCTTTGAGGTACCAACTTAGCGATGCATGTATACGAAAGATAATTAGCGATTATTTTCTGGAAAAAGAGCAACTGAAATTATTCGAAAAAGATGTCTCTTAGAACCGTTCCTGAGTACTTTATTACCCATAATTGATACAATCCCAGTGTAGAGTTAATGCACTGGGATTTTTGTTTTAGGCAGTCAAATGGGGGCTGGGCCTAACTGTCCGGATACGGGCAGGTGCGGAATAACCGCAAAGCTCCCACCAAATCGCGGGGTGGAGGAGCGGTTCCTCAAGGGGTTCATACCCCCGTTTACGCCGGTTCGAATCCGGCCCCCGCAACCAATGTTTTACCGGGACAAGGATGTCTCGAATAAATACCAAGGATGGGATGACAACATGAGATTACGCAGCCCGATTGTTTGGTTTGGCGGAAAAAGCGCGATGGTTTCCAAATTAAAACCATTACTGCCGCCATCTCAATCATACAAGATTTTCGTTGAAGTCTTTGGCGGGGGAGCCAATCTTTTATTCGCCAAGGAGCCCATGGGAATCGAGGTATATAACGACCTTGATTCGGGTTTGGTTACATTCTTCCGGGTGTTGCGGGACACCAAAAAATTTACGAGGTTTTACCATTACGCGATAAATACCCCGTACAGCCGGGAAGAGTTCAAGTTTTGCAGGGATTCCTGGCTGGAGTGTAAAGATGAAGCCCTAAAGGCATACCGCTGGTTTGTCAAGAACCGGATGAGCTTCGCGGGACTAGGGAGAAGCTGGGGACGGTCAGTCACATCCAGTACGCGCGGGATGGCCGAAGCCCCGGCAAGCTGGATGAGTATCCTGGAATTACTTCCGGTAATCCACCACCGCTTGAGGGGAGTGCAGATCGAACAAAAGGACTTCCGAGCCATCCTTGCCGAGTATGATACGCCCGAAACGTTCTTTTATTGCGACCCGCCTTATGTGCCAGAAACCAGGCGCGACGGCAAATATACCCATGAAATGACGTTGGATGACCACCGGGATTTAGTCCAAGTCTTGTTGCAACTCAAAGGGAAAGCGATACTTTCCGGGTATGCCCACCCGGTTCACCGGTCATTAGAAGAGGCTGGATGGGAACGCCGGGATTTTGAAATGACCTGCACCGCCACCGGCAGGACTCGTGGAAGCAGGCACTTGACCAAAGAGCAATTAAAGCGAATCGAAAGCGTATGGATCAGTCCAAAGCTCAAATCAGGAGGTTAATTCATGAATTCGTTTATTCTGATTAAACCGGATGGAAGCCAACAAGAAACGCCGTTCTTATTGAAAAATGGCGTTCCTTGTATTTCAGAACATGTTTTCTGTTCCGAATTCGGTGAACATGATGACAAAGGAAATTGGGTGCCGGAGATCCCGATCCGGGCGTTCGAACCGACACTTAAATTGTTTGAAGCAATCCGGGAGATCGTGGGTCAACCGATTGCCATTAACTCCGGGTACCGTACTATCGAAAAACAAAAATACTTATATAAAGCCGACCTTGAAAGCAATGGCGGAAAGCCATCCGGAAAAGTCGCCAATCCTGCCAATGCCCCGCATACCACCGGAACGGCAATGGATCTATCCCTACCGGCAGGATATACCGCTCAGCAATTGGCCCAACTAATCCGGCAAACATCGGTCAAGCTTGGGTATCCAATGGCCCGTACCGGATATATCACTTATGATTATAAATTTGTTCATTTCGATTTGGTGTTTCTATTATATGCCCCATATACTAAAACGCCTAATCCCGCACCTGCTTTATGGTTTCCGGGAGGTTCATGGTAATGCGCAACGGAACCAAGATATTAATCGGATTCATCGTTACAAATCAGTTAGTCATTTATTCCCTGGTGTTTTTAGGACTTTTCACCCAAAAATCAAATCCAACCTTTTGGCCCAATGCGGCGGGAGTTATCGGAGCTTTAGCCGGGTTTAGCGCCTTGGCATTTGGAGCCAACGAATGGCGGAAAACAAGAGAAAATACAACCCGTAAGGAGTGATTTCCATTTGCAGATTAAATTTTCGATGTTTGTTGCTGCCCTTATTATCGCTTTTATTGCTGGTTATTATCTCAGCTTCAACCAGAGCCGAGTCGAACTACGCAATTACCGAAAACGACTTGACGAAACTACTTTCAATCTTGCAAAGGCTCGAAGCGCTCAACAAGACGCTATCCGAAGAGTTGAATACCTCCAAAACGAACTTGACGCTGCTACAAAACGAGTTAACGATTTGCAAGCAAGAGTTGACGGAATTAGAACAACGGCTGCAAGTATCGGAGACGGAATCGAAAGCGCTGTTAAGGGAGTTAACGAATGCAAACACCTTATTAACGAAAGCATCACTATCCTTCAACGAATACAAGCAAGCGGCGGAAGCGAAGATCCGTAAATTGGCCTTCCAGCGTAACATATCAATATTCGTAACAATCATTACTTTTTTAGGGGTGGCGCTTTAATGAATAGCGGAAAGATACCTGAAATTTACGTGGCGCTTTGGCCGATACTCCTATCCGTTTTAACATTTGCCATCGGGATTATTGGGACATTATTCAAAGTACTCTGGGATCAAAACAATAAGAAGCAATTGGAACAAGACCAGGCCATCAAGGAATTGCAAAACGCCATCACCGAGTTGCCTGAAAAATACGCTTTAAAAATGGACTTTACAATCGCCATAACACAAATACAAAAAGAGATCAAGGACATCAGTGAAAAGATAGTCTGTTTGAATAACAACGTAATTGCAGCCATTAACGATTTGAGTATTAAGGTAGCCAAACTCCCTGGAGGTGAAGATCCGTGACGGAATATAAAGGTCCAGTGGCATTTACTGAATACAAAGAGATCCGCTATTGGATACTCCGGCTCTTATATAATCATCTTCCGGCTGGGTGCAGCGCGCACACATTATCCGGCATGTTAATCAGCCTGGGTTTTAATATAGAAGAAATGCATGTATCCGGCCATCTCCGATATCTGGCGGATAAAGAGTATATCGATCTGGAAGAAAAAGAAGTGAAACCGTTGGGTATCACTAGGCACATTGCCACACTCAACTCAAAAGGCGTCGACTTTGTGGAAGGTAATCTCCCTGAAGATCCGGGGATCATTCGGAAGTGAGGAGGGGTAATTCAATGAATGACCAAACTATGGCCATGCAACATAACAAACATATACGGGGATATATAATGCGTATGTTGGTAAAAAGCCCTCAATATACGTTACTCTGTCACCAAATATCACAAAAATTAATTTACGATAGAATGACAGGCGATCCGGATATATCACCTTTTTTAAATTACCTCGCGGAAAAAAAGTATATCCAATTTGTCGGTAAAAACACAGCGTATACAACCTATGCCAATGACCTGCCGGTTAGTTTAACGGCCAGTGGTATCGATTTAGTTGAAAGCTCCATCGAAGATCCGGGAGTGGACATCTAAATGGGTGAACAGCGCCGCAGAACCAGGATTCGGTCTAAAATCGATGATCTGCCGCCGGACGTTAAGGTCATGGTTGACCTGATGTTAGCGGATACACGTAATACGTATCAAATGATTGCCGATTATATCGCCAGCACCGGCAATGAAGTATCCAAAAGCGCGGTTGGCGCATATGCGCTCCGGAAGAACTCAGCTGCTCAACGGCTGAAAGAGGCGCAGGAACAAACCAAAACCTTGATCGAAGTGGTTAAACAAAATCCTGACGCTGATTATACTGAACCGGCGCTGCAAATTATCGGCGGCGAATTGACCAAAAAATTCGCGGCGGCCCAGGAAGAATGGGACGAAATGCCGCTCGACAAGGCCGGGAGACTGATGGTTGCCCTCTCCCGTACCAAGGTTTATAAGGATAAAATCCGGGCGGATTTAGCCGCGAAAACCAAGGTGGCGCTCGAAGAATTTAAACGACAAGTATACGCTGAGTTTGAAAAATATCCGGATCTATTGGAGCGGATTATCTCCATCGCCAATCAGATGGCCGATAAGCTGGAGGGAGACGAATGAACTGGTATGTCCTGCAGGTCCGAACCGGCGAAGAGGTCGCCATCCGGAATGCCATCGAAAACAAGATCGGTGTTAAAGCCTGGGTACCGCGCCGCACCATATGCGAGCGCCATCAGGGTAAAATACAAACTGTCATCAAGACCATTTTGCCATCCTATGTATTTACTCAAATCAACTTGGAGCCAAAGGTTTATTATCAGTTAAGACGTATCTCCGGAGTGATCCGGTTCCTGGGCGGCAATGGCCCGGAGCCGGTACCGGAACCGGAAATGACATACATGTTTAAAATGTGTGGTGATGGTGAACTGGCCGGACTATCCACCCTCTCCATCGGCGACGGTATCAGGGTACTGGCCGGGCCGCTCCAAGGGATGGAAGGACAGATCGTCCGAATTGATAAGCGCAAGCTCCGGGCCAGGGTCAGGCTGACCCTCTTCGGTCAACCTCATTTTGTGGATATGGGTTTGGAGGTTCTAAATGGAACTTGAGCTTTATCGATGCGGTTCCATCGTAACAATTAAATTGATTAATATCCAAGGCATTATTACTGGCATATGTATCAGAGATAATCGCATCACGTATGAAGTATCTTATTGGATTTCGATAAAAACAAAAAAGAATCTATTGGATTTATAAAAGCATCCGGTTGAAACGCCACCCGTTACGGCGGGGGCGGGGATTCCGGAGAACAAATTTTAAATTGACTGACGCATCACAAGCGCCGGATGGCGAAGCTATGCTAAATAAGAAATTTAGGGAGATGAGGCAATGGTTCAGACAATTATTATCATTTGTTTATTTATATGGGTTGCTTGCGAGGTTATCAGATTGGTTTTGCATATACGCCAAAAAACCGGCAAGATGACCCTTGGTTCGTTTAAACCATTTTTCACAAAAGAACCCAAATCTGAACCCGGTGAAATATTTGAAAAAGCTCTGGAACAATCTTGTGAAACAAGTAAGTTTTGTCCGGTTAGAGATGGGACGTACCGATGGACGTGTTATTCTCATGAGGATGTTGAATGCAGTAACTGCAGAAAAAATTATTTCATTAATATGGCAAAAAAGCAGGGAGTCCCTGAATGATTGGTTACAAAAACAAACACGGCCAAATTCTATTTGTCTCCCCCGGCCTGGGCGGAGACAATTTTGCAACATATATCAAAAAACCAAATGGCGGCATCCGGCGATTTTGTTCTCGCCTGCTGCCAGTGCGTCCTGATCGGAGCCAGGCCGACTATGACCTGCGAAAATATGCCATGATTACCGGGATGCATAAAGTCGAATTACCCGACGACTATGTTCTAGATCGAAAATATGTCGGAATTAAACGATGAATAAAGGTTAATTAAATGGGCATTTTAAAAGACTTTCAACGCAAAGAGATCAAGCGTGACTTCGGGAACCTGAAGGAACTGCTTGAAAAATATCTTAACCGGGACGATCATCCGCGCCGGGTGGAACTGCGCGGGATGTATCAGACCGGGCATAGTCTGACCGGCAAGACCGGTCTACGGCGGAAACTTGCTGCCATTGATCTGGAGTTTTTCGGCAAAGCATATCTTCCCCATTATTTCATCCGGGAGACCCCGGAGTTTCACCGGGAACTAGATAAAATCTGGAGCGCAGGCGTACTGAGAAATCAAGACCCCGACACTCCGAAAGCTGCGGAAGATTTTTACCGGATTAGTGGAAACAAGCGGGCGGTAGCTGCTCCGCGCGGTCATGCCAAAAGTACGACGTTTACGTTTAAAGATGATTTACATGTAATTTTATATGAATACAAACATTATATTCTCATCCTTTCCGACTCATCCGATCAGGCTGAAGGTTTTTTGGAAGACATTCAAACCGAGATTGAAGATAACAAAGCGATTATCGAAGATTTCGGAGATTTAGAAGGCAAGAAAGTCTGGAATAAAAGCGCCCTTCTTACTTCAACGGATATCAAAGTTGAGGCCATCGGCTCCGGGAAAAAGATTCGCGGTCGCCGCCACCATAACTGGAGACCCGATCTAATTGTTTTGGATGATATCGAAAACGATGAAAATATAGCGAATCCGGCCCAGCGAAAAAAGTTGGCGAATTGGTATTTCAAAGCGGTCAGCAAATCCGGTGACACTTATACGGATATCATGTATATCGGGACAATTCTGGACTATGATAGTTTACTATCAAACATCTTGAAAAATCCCGGATATCAATCCAAGAAATATCAGGCTGTAATCTCCTGGGCTACCAATATTGAACTTTGGGATCGCTGGAACGAGATTTATATCGATCTTGCAAATGAGAACCGGGAAGCCGATGCCAGGGCGTTTTTTGATAAAAACCGCGAGGCCATGCTTGAAGGCACTCAGGTTTTATGGGAAAATAAAAAATCTTATTATGACCTGATGGTTGACAAGGTTGTTGAAGGTGAGGATTCGTTTTTCTCCGAATTTCAAAACGACCCCAGCAATCCCGAAGACTGTATTTTCAAAGAGGAATGGCTGGATGAATACCATCCGCCGGAGATTGACTTTCGGGCCGGATTTAGCTTTTATGGGTTTCTCGATCCGTCGCTTGGGAAGAATACCCGGAGCGATTATAGCGCAATTATCACTCTAGCCAAGCAAGACTCAACCGGCTATCTTTTTGTTGCCGACGCCGATATCGACCGGCGGCATCCGGACAAGATCATCGAAGACTGTCTGGAAAAAGAGAAGTGGCTCCGCCAGACCTATGGCCGGGGATATAAAAAGTTTGGTTGCGAGACTAACCAGTTTCAATGGTACCTTAAA